ATGATTAATAATGATAATATGTTAGGCGTTAGATCTGATCAAGCTACCTATGTATTTTCAAATGATATGGTTTTACCAATTACTAATAGGCAAATTCACAATAATACTGATATATTAGGACCAAGTAACACAGTTAAAATGGGTGCAACTTATAATAATGAACAAGCTAGAACTACACAAAGACCATCCACTAATTATAATACTGTATTAAATACAACAAAAGAAATTAAAAATGGAATTCTATATAATAATGATCAAGCTAAAATAACACAACGACCAACTACTAATTATAATGATGCATCAAATATATCAAAAGAAATTAAAAATGGTGTTATATATAACGATGATCAAGCAAAACCAACTATTAAACAAACAACATTAATACCTACACATTCTGCCATGGTCAGTAATCCTAATGCACAATCTTATATACGTGATATAAAAGATAAAGCAAAAAATACACATAGAGAACAAACAGAACATACTAAAATTATTGGCGGTGCTAATTCTAATATAGATAGTAATTATGTTCGTAATTTATTAGATAAAGCAAGAATAACACAAAGAGAAAGTATGGATAACACACAATATATTGGTCATATTAATTCACAAGCAAATGAAAGTACATATGTTAAAGATTATAGTGATATTGCAAAAGCAACAATCAGACAACAACTAGAAGATACACAATATGTTGGACATATTAATTCACAAGCAAATGAAAGCACATATAGTAAAAATTATAATGATATTGCAAAACCAACAATTAAACAAACAACACTCTTACCAACACCTGGAGGTCGTGTTAATAATACAAATATGGGTAATTATACAAATATTACAGACAAAATGAAAACAACAATTAAACAAACTACATTTTTAGAAAATTATAAAGGCGGTGCACATGGTGAAATTGATAAACAAATATCTCATGATGCTGCAAATAATATGGCTTGTGATGATAGACGTGAAATCTCAACATATAATCGCCCAGCAAATGGTAAAGGCGATGATTATGGACCTTACATTGATGAAAATAATGTTAGATTAAATGAACCACTATTATATAGTCATATACCAAATCCACATAAAAAATTAGATTATAGTGTAATGCCTAGCACTGTAATTGATAAAAATATTAGACCAGTGATTGAATCATCCTCCTATTATATTAATTCTAATTTTATAAATACATTAAAAGATAATCCATTAGTTAATGATATGTTTCATCAGAAAAATATATAAATGAATTCAAAAATAAAAATTTATTTTCATGACGTGATCGATAATGCGTCACGGTTTCGTATAGTGATCATTCAACGTCCACAGCGTATAGAGCCTCTCTCTCTCGTTGTATCTACAGGCGAAGAGGTACTGTTGTAATTCCGGGAGATCCGACACGTATACTGGCTCCTCAACCAAGATCTCTGATGCGAATACCAGATCGGGTGACTTGCAGATCTTCAGAGGTTCAATCTGGTGTGAAAAGTAGGTTGAAAAAAACCCCTGCGCGGGAGCATACGTTAGGTCTAGTCTGACTTGACCATTCTTTGTCGTGACTGGGATTTCCACTTCGACGAGTCCCTTGTTCACCTTTCCTTCGCGGAAGGGGTTTTGCCATGAGGCATTCAGAAGCCCTGTGCGCAGAGTGTTTTGGTTACTTGACATTGAATATTACATATGATATTTATAGAAGTACTAGTAAATACTTTTTTTATCAATTTTTTTATATTGATAATAATAGTATATTTATAACTCGTTAATGTATAATTTATCTAAATCAATAATTTATAACTTGTTAATGTATAAATTATCTAAATCAATAATTTATAACTCGTTAATGTATAAATTATCTAAATCAATAATTTATAACTCGTTAATGTATAATTTATCTAAATCAATAATTTATAACTTGTTAATGTATAATTTATCTAAATCAATAATTTATAACTTGTTAATGTATAAATTATATAAATCAATAATTTATAACTCGTTAATGTATAAATTATCTAAATCAATAATTTATAACTCGTTAATGTATAAATTATATAAATCTAAAACATTATCATCTTTCTTTATAATTTCATCTGTATGAGTTAATAAGATATTATTCATATATTCATAAGATGAAATAATATGTGATCTAGATCTTGCACCAGTAATTATAATATTACCTTTCTGAAAAACAAATATACTTATTTCTTTATATTCGCTATTTTGTTCACATGGTGTAAATTTAATAATTACACATGCTCTAATACATGGTTCGTATGATGATTTTATTTTTTTCTTTAATAACAAATTATATAATTTATCTCTATCAATTTGCATATTAACTTTATAATTTGAATTAATCATATCAATTTTAAAATTCATTATATTAATCTTATCAGGTTCTTCAATAAATTCTTTTATATTAATTTTCCCATCTTCCATAATTGCTTTAATTTCTTTTAATTTATAAATTAGTTTATTTAATACTATATTAATATTTTTGACTGTTTTACATCCAGACATTTGCACTGAACCATTTTTAAATAATTTAATATTAATTTTAGGAGCATCATTTAAATCAGCACATGGTCCAGAATCAATTCGCATTACTACCGTAATCTGATTATAAAAATAATTCTTAGTTGTATCTTTCTGTATTAGTCTATGTTCATTTTTCCTTTGGCGTTTTGGTTTCTTTTTAGTTAATATAATTGTTCTAAGTCTTTCTTTGTTCATTTTTACCGTTAAAATATCATCTGAATTTAATTGGAAATATTTTTCAATGTTTACTATATTTACTAATGTATTTAACTTACATGATGCACACATCGTAGATACACCCATACCCACCGGTAAATTATTAATCTCTGATTTATCTACATCAATGTAATCTCTAAATATTACATTATCCCATATTATTGACATTTCTTATATATCTAAAATATATATCTTTAAATATTAAATTTCATTTTTTATATAACTATATATAATATATATGAAAAATAGTGATAAAATAGAGACTTTTAGTCATACCCATATAAATACTATACTTGATTATGCATATTCCCCCACGGGTGATATAAATGATGCACAACGAATTAGACTACCTAAAAAGCCCAGATATATATATTATGGAACTAGAATATTAAAAAAATTGAAATAATTACTTTTTAATGGACTATAATATTAAAATAGTTTTAAGAAATCCTCATCATGGACTCTACTAATGAGAAAGGATGGTGTGTCCTAGTCTCCCGCAAGTCGAAGTCGCAGTCGCAGAAGTCACCCGACGCACCGTCCGCAGTTGCTCTGCCTACTGCAGTGACCGAAGATCCAGTATCCCAGTCGAAAGACGAACAGCGTCTTGATGTCGTGAATGAGGAGATTGCCAAGTTAGCCGCACAGTGCGTCGAAAACGAGGCTAAGATTGCCCGCATCCAAGAAGAACTGGCTGAATTAGACGTCTTGCAAGCAAACTATTCCGACGAGAAAACCCTCCTCGAAAGGAAGATCATGCGTCAGAAAAACCTCCTGAAGTTCAAGAACAACCCGGGTGTCAACCCCAAAAGTGTCTTGGAGCCTGCTTCAGCAAGGGACCACCCGGATCCACAAGAGTTCCCGCCCTTGTCAGAGTTTGGACAATCGGCAAACAAGTGCGGAAGTTTCTTGAAGGCATTCAACAGTTCACCTCCGGCGCCGACTCCAGTCCCAACACCCAAGTTTCTGCCTGAGACTGTCGATTTCAAAACCATAATCACGACACTCCCAGGAATGTCTGGTGAAACTGTACAAAACTCAGCATTTGGTGAAGGACGCGTGTACAATTTTAACTTTTCCTGTGACTCCCTGACACAAGGTGGCAGCAAGTTTGCGGAAACCTTGGCGGCGCGTGCATTTACGCACGAGCAGCTTATACAGCACTGCAAGGACGCGCGTGAAATCCTCCTAGATGTGAACACGCCCATCAAGCGCTACATGAATTCCTATTCGATCATACGCCTCATGGCGAAGGACCTCACACACTCCTACGAGTTTCGTGGTACTATCAAGGTTACCATGGAAGTGTATTTCACCCCTCCCCAGAAGATGTAATAGATTCAAATCTGTCTTGGCTGTACGTGTATATCAAAAATTAATTTTAATTTTTGAATAACAATATAAATAAATTATCTCATATAAAATAAATGAATACCATTAAAACTTTTTTATTTAATAACATTTTAGTATTATTAACAGTATGTGTAATAATTTTATTTTATCAATATAAAATGAATAGAGTTAATATATGGGTTTTTTTAATAATACCAATTAGTTTATTTGTTTATTATTTATTAAAATTATTAAAAGATGGATATAATTTTAGTTTAAATGATTGTTTATGTTATGTAAGTAATCAATTATTATTAACTAATAAAATAACGTCAATAGAATTAATTAAACCTCATTTATTAGATAAACCATTACACGAATTTTATATAAGCACATCCCATAATACATATTTACCATGTCATCAAAATATAGATATTTCGTCTGTTGATGCTATAAAAAATGCACTACAATTAGGAGCAAGAGTTATTGAATTAGATGTATATGCAAAAAATAATATTGGATTAACAGATGATGATTATACACCAGTTGTAGCACATGGTATGGAATATAAATATGGTGATATATTTACAACATCTTATATAACTTTTGAAGAATGTATTAAAACAATTGCTGAATTTGCTCAAACTACATCAGATCCAATATGGATAACACTTGAATTAAATACTAATAAATTAGTTAAAACACAAATAAAAATGAGAGAAATACTTTTAAAATATTTTGAAAATAAAATAATAAGTTCTACAACAATGTTAAGTAATACCCCTATTAAAAAATTATTAAATAAAATTATATTAACCTCGGGGGGCGGATTTGCATCCGACAACAGAGTTAATTCAGAGAATAGAATTACCTCGGGAGGCGGAATTACGCCACCACTTGAAGATATTGTTATTTCTGATTTAAAAAATACAGATCATAAAGATAGTAATCTAAAAAATAATAATTTAACAGGAATAATACATCGCATCTATCCAGCAGGTGATATACAAGGACATTTTTCATATAATTTTGATCCAGAACCATTATGGAAAAATAGATATCAATTAGTAGCACTTAATTTTCAAAAGTTAGATGATAATTTAAATAAAAATTTAAGTATGTTTAATAAATGTTCTTTTGTTCATTTTTCTGAATATAATTAAACAATACTAAATACCAATTCATTATAATGTTTTCTACATACTGGTATATATTTATCTGATCCGCCAATTAAAACAGTATTGTTTGATTGATCAGTTCTAAAACTAAATGGTGCTTTTGTTCCATCATTACACACATTACATAATGAATTTAATTTAATACATTTATTTGATAATGGTATTAAATTTAAAATTCCACCAATTGGTTTTTGTTGATAGTCGCCATCTAAACCAGCAACAATAATATTTATTTTATATAATTTCAACCAAGTATCAATTACTTCAACCAAATCATTAAAAAATTGTCCTTCATCAATAATAATAGTATCATGATGTTTAATAATATTTTCATTTATTTCTGATAATTGTGAAATAGAAATACATTCAGCAGATTCAAAATCATGTGATGTAACTTTATTATTATCATATCTGTTATCAATATTTGGTTTAATTACTAATACTTTTTTATTAATTTTTTGCAATAGTCTGATTTTCCTAATAATTTCAGTTGATTTACCTGAAAACATTGGACCAATAATTAATTCTAAATATCCACTCATTTTATATATAATAGTTAATTATATATAGAATAATTATTTAATTAATTTATTATCAATTTTTATAAACTTGTTTAAGCATATAATTTTATTTGGATATAATAAAAATGAGTAATATAAAATTTCCAGTTATTTTATCTTTTGATGTTGGAATTATTCATTTATCATATTGTTTATTGACTCAAAGTATTTTTACACAACCAGATGGAACAAAAATATCTAATTGGAATATTTTAGAATGGAATAATATTGATTTAACTAACCGCGATGAACAGAAATGCACTTGTGGTGCAAAAGCTTTTTATACACAAACTATTAATAATGAAATAAAATATTATTGTAAAACTCATAGTAAAAAGATTGATAAAACAATAAAACCTTTTAATAATACATTTATTGAATCCAATAAACCAAATTCATGTGAATATGAATTTAAAAATTTGAAAATCTGTGGTAAAACTATTTCATATGAAAATAATAATAAATGTTATTGCACAACACATGCTAAACAATTATATAAAACACTTTCTAAATCATCAGAATTAAAAGTATTTAAAATAAAAAATTCTATTACATCACAATTTGATGAAATTAAATATAAATTAATAATGGAATTAGAAAATAGGAAAAATTTATTATCTACCGATTATGTTGTTATCGAAAATCAACCATCCTTAAAAAATCCACGAATGAAATCAATTGCTTCTACTATATATGATTATTATTTAATAAGAGGTATTATTGATAAAGAAATTACAAAATCTAATATAACTCAAGTTAAATTTATGTCTCCCTCTAATAAACTTAAAATTGCTAATGAAGGTGATGTAAAACAATTAATTTCTTGTAAAAAAGCAGATCAATCAACTACAGACGCAACAAAAACATATAAATTAACTAAAAGTTTAGGTATCAAATATTGTTTAGAATTAACACAACATTTACCACAATGGACAACACATTTTAATTCATATAAAAAGAAAGATGATTTAGCAGATTCATTTTTACAAGGTGCTTATTTTTATTCAAATCATATTTCATCACCTAAAATAATTAATTAAATAATTTATACCATTCATTTACACGATTTTCCCATGTTTGATTTTGAGCCCAATTAATACCATTAATACGCATATCTTCTTTCATTTTTTCATCTTGTCCTATTTTAATAATTTGTTCTAATGCTTTATTAAAATATTCTTCTGAATGAATAGGTTCACTTATTAAAATACCACGATCACCAATTGTATCTGTTAATCCACCTAAATCAGATGTAATACAAATACATCCAGCCATTAATGCTTCTAATGCACTAATACAGTATGTTTCTTTGAAAGCAGTTGGATAGTACCAAAAATCAGCCATCATTAATTGTTCTGGAATTTTATCATTATCAATACGCCCCATCAATTTAATATAAGGTATTGTTTTAATTAATGTTAATAAATGTTGTAGACATATATTAACACCATCATGAATCCCATTAAAACTATCTTCATCACGATAAATCCATAGTTCAGCATCGGGTAATTTTTGTCTTATTTTATCAAAATGATTCACTAATTGTTCAAGTCCACGACATGGAGCGGAAATATAAATAAAACGATTTTTAACACGTGTAACATTTTTATTATATTGTAAAGTATTAATTGCATTACCAAATATAAATATTTTACTTGAATCAATATTATAAAAATCTAAAATAACTTTTTTATGCCATTCAGATAAAACAATAACTCCATCAATTTTATCTATTACATTTAATAATAGATATTTTGCATGAGATGGTAAAAACTTAAAATCCCACGGTGATTGCATTAAATGATCATGAACCCATAGATATGTTTTACGTGCTTTAATATTAAATTCTAAAAAGTAATAAATATATCGACTAATTATCATCACATCAACAATATTATTCTCCATAAATTGATTTAATATATTTGAATTAAAATATTGAACATTATTAACATTAACTTCTTTTATACATGCGCCAAATATAAAAACATTATGTGTCTTTGTAAATAATTCTGCTAGGGTTTTTAATGCTAATTCTGCCCCATAAATCCCATTAGTTATCTCATTAAAATCACTAGTATAACCAATAAAAAAACATAGAATTGGTTTTTTTGTATATATTTCCATTTTTTATTATAAAAATAATAAAAACTCTTTATATATTTTTATAATAATATTATTAATTATGCGACTTTTTTTTTTTAATTAAACCCATAGTTTTTTCTAAATTTAATTGATCTGATTTAATAGGATTAGAACGTTTAATAGTATATTCTGTTTCTATATCTGAATATATTCTATTTAAATTATCAATAGGAACTTCTTTTAATTTTTGAATATTATAAGACTCTTCAATTTGCATTTGACGAGAAATAAGTGGTGGATGTAATATAATATATTCTTTAGAATTTATTATAAAATTATTTCTAAATTCCTCAATTGTTAAACATCCACCATATTCTTTTAATATCATCCAATGTGGTGCAGGAGTTATCTCCTTGTAGGTTTTATGAATTTTATAATAAAATAAATTAATTAATGAATCACGTTTCCAAATTAAATGATCATTTAATTCTAAATTATATTTTTTCATACAATTAAAACTACAAAAATGACCTATACAAAAAAATGTATCATTATAATAATCCTCCGGTAATTCAAGACTTGGAGTATTAAAACAACTTCTACACCACCAACATTTTGTATTTTGTGTAAAATGTAAATTATGTGTTGATATTTTTTGCACAGTATTTATATTAATCTTATCATTATTATTATTATTAATAGGTGTTCTTAATGAATCAGTAGAATCTGTATCATTTACTATATTATTATATGCATGTATTTTACTTTCTTTATCAGATTTTATAAATAATGAATTATCAACAGTATCATAATTATCAAAATCATTAATCTCATTTATTGTAATTGGTAAATGTAATATAATTTTCTCTTCATCTGTATTTATTGATTCAAGTACTTTATTTTCATTTTCAATTTGCGGATGTATAATAGTATAATTTTTTGGCTTACGCCCACGTTTTTTATGTATTATTTCTGCCATTATCTAATTAATAGATTTATATCTTTATATCTTTGAAATTTATTAAATATTTTTGAATAAAAATTTTATAACTATACATAATAATGCAAGATAAATATAAGTATAAATATTATAAATATAAATTAAAATATACAAATATTAAAAATAAATATAAAAATATATCATATCCTTATATTTTATCAGGTGGTTATAATGAAGATGATACACCTGAAGAAACACCCGAAGTGGATACACCTGAAGTGGATACACCTGAAGAAACACCTGAAGTGGATACACCTGAAGTAACACCTGAAGTGGATACACCTGAAGTGGATACACCTGAAGAAACACCTGAAGAAACACCTGAAGAAACACCAGAAGATACACCTGAAGAAACAACAGAAGAAACAACAGAAGAAACAACAGAAGAAACACCTGAAGAAACACCTAAAGTAGAAACACCTAAAGAAGACATACCTAAAGATACAACAAAAGAAGAGACACCTAAAGATACAACTGAAGAAACAACAAAAGAAGAGACACCTAAAGATACAACTGAGAAATATACACCAAAAGATACAACTGAAGAAAAAACTGAAGAAACACCAAAAGATTCTGTTGATAAAGATACATCAGATGTGAATTTAGCTCATAAAGTATTTTTACCACCAAGTATAAAACAAACCGACAAAACAAACCCAGACCCGGTGAAAGAAATTGAAGGATATGATTATAAATTAATAGATGGATATATGAAAACAATAAATGAATATATTGTTGAATGTGAAACACTATTATCAAAAAGTATAGATGATACACAACCAGATAATGTAGTTTCACCTGCCAAGAATTCAAAGGTATTAATGAAAATAATAAATAAGATATATGATTATATAATAAAAAATGATATTCCAATTAATCTTAATTTATATAAAAATAATTTACAAAAAACAATAGATCAATTAAAAATACAATTAGAAAAAGTTTATAAATATTATAAACTACGCTATCAATTATTTAATATAAATAATATATCAACAATGAAATATCCTAAAGAAGAATACAGTGTTCCTTCAAAAGAAAAAGAAAAGATTACTTTAGGGGAAACCAATTTGAATTATGTTTTAGATTATGTAATTAGATATTATAAAATTACTGATATACAAGATATTGAAAAATTATTTACATCATTACTAATGGGATATAATAAAAATTACATATTTTATTATATGATATTAATTAGATGGTTAACAGTAAATAATAAATATTTATATGTATTAAAAGATTATGTATCTATATTATCTTATAGTAGCTTACATAATTTTTTAGATCCAGATAAAAATATGGATGAATATATATCATTTATTATAATTTTAATTAATAGATATATTACTCATTTTAAATTTGATAGATTTTTAGAAATTAAACCATATACAGAGTTTGAAAAGTATGAAATGGTTAAAACAGTTAAAATGGATACAACTAATGATGTAATAATATCACAATATGATTCTAAAAATGGTGCATTATTATATGATTATAATATAATGAAATTACAATCACAAATATCATTTAATGATGTGATTGTTATTTTGTATAATTTATTTAGAACTAAACTAATATATCATCAATAATTTCATCAATATATTCAAAAAATGTAATATTAAATAATTCTAAATTATCAAATAATGTTGGATATTTTATTTTAATATCATCTATATCATTCATATTATCTTTTGGAACATAAACCATTTTAACTCCTGCTTTTTTAGCACCTAATAATTTAAAATGTAATCCACCAATTTTAGTAATTTTTCCAGTTAATTCTATTTCTCCCGTCATTGCAATATTATTTTTAATAGGTCTATTTAATATACGTGAAATAAATGCACTGGTAAATGCACAGCCAGCACTTGGTCCATCTTTTGGTGTAGATGTTGCTGGTGCATGTACATGAAACCCATTTTTAAAATGAGTTAATAAATATTTATCCAAATTATTAATATTTGGATATTTATTAATATTTTTTTTAATATATTCTATTGCTGCTGTTAATGAACAATAAACAGATTCTTTCATAACATCACCTTGTTTTCCTGTTAATTTAATTTCAAATCTATTTAAATTAGGATCAAAATTATTAAATGTTTGAATTGGAATAATACCACCATTACTGCTAGTTGCATATAAACCATTTATTATTCCAACTAATGGTGTACTATGTATAGTATTATTATTAATCTCTGGTTTATCTAATATTCTAATAATAATATCTTTTGTAATTTCATTAAAATTATTATTAGTAAAATCATTTCTTTTATAAATTTTATCCAAATTTAATGTTAAAAATATTTGTTCTATTTTTCTTTTAATAGACCTAACACCTGCTTCATTAGTATAATTATCAATAATATATTCAATTAAATCATTTGAAATATGAATCCATGGTTCATGTAATAATCCAACTGATTCCGCAATCTCTGGAATGATAAACTCTTTCACAATTTGTATTTTATCAGTAATAGTATAAGCATCCATTTCTATTTGTTTTAATCTATCTAATAATATAGGATCGACTAGATTAGCATCATTATATGAAAAAATCATAATAACTTTATCTAATGGAAAATCAATACCTTGGAAAAATCGATCTTGGAATGTTTTATTCATATTTGGATCAGTTAAATGTATTAATATACTTGTAATTTCATTAATTGATCCATGTTTTGAACATGATTTATCTAATTCATCAAAATATAAAATACATCTTTGTTTTCCCATTTCAACCATCTTTTTTATAATTAATCCTGGTTGTGATCCAGAATAAGTATAACCATGACCATGTAATATTTCACCATCATTTTGCCCACCTAATGTTATTTCTGAAAAAGGAATATTTAATGCTTTACTAACTGATTTAGCAAGTAATGTTTTACCAACACCAGGAGGACCTTGAAAACCAAAACTTGTTCCTTTACTTTGAGGATTTGTAATCCATTGTCCAATTATTTGTAGTAAATTCTTTTTAGCTTCCTTATGTCCATATGATAAATTTACAAGTTTATTTTCTATTTCTGTTAAATATTTAGTTGATTCTGTTGAATCTGAATTAATATTTTGATATATTATATCATCTTGTGGTGTAGGCCACGGATAGTTTAATATATGTTTAACAAATATTTGTTGTTTATAATATTCATTATTAACTAATGTCATCTCTTCTATTTTTTCTAATGTGACTATTTTTACTGATTCTGGTATATATTTATTTGTAATTAATTGATTTTTAATATTAATATCTTCATGAGATAATGTTTTCAATTTAGTTAATTCTTGTTTTAAATTATTTGATGAATTTTTTATTTTTACTAATAAATAATATGGTAATCGTTGAGCTAATAAATTATAAATATGCGGACTATTCATTTTCTTTTCTTTTATTAAACCAAATAATAAACTAGCAACATCCGCATTATCATTTGTTCCTAATAGTAATAGGAAAATGTAATCATACATTATTTTTATATCAGAACCTTTTGAAATAAAGTCTTTCATAATTGTAACAAAACTTGATTGTGTAATTGATAAATATTGTTTATAATAATATTTTAATAAATTTATATATTCAACTGATGATAATGTATATATATTACCCAAATAATTATATCTTATAAATTTTTTAACAAATTTTGTATCTATTTGTGTTTGATTTAATTTATTATAAAAATCCTCTTTTAATTTATAAATAATAGGATAATTTATTTGACACGTTTTAATTACACATGATATAGTATCATTTATAAAATAACCTTCTATTTTTATATACTCATTATTAATATTTTTAATCCATAATTCTCTATTTAATTCTAATATATCAGATTCTGAAAATTTACTAGGTTTTCTCCAATAATAATCCTCAATATGATTTGATACTTGAAAAATATTAATTTTTGTTGGAATGAAAAGTTTATCAATTTCATTTATAAGTGCTAATTGTGAAATACTCAAATTATCTTTCATATCATATATAATTATTAATTCTAATAAACTAGGAAATCCAATATTACCTATTATTATTTTTAATGATTTCTCTTCTTCATATAATGGTAAATATAATGGATTATTTTTAATTATATATGTAATCTGTTTAAATAATTCATCATTACATTTACTATTT